AAGTCCTTGTGCTGGACGTGCAGCGCGATATGGCGGTAGCTGGGGATCGGCCCCTGATGCTCCGGCTCGGGCACATCGCCGCCGATCACCGAGGACGGCTCCGGCCCGGAAACGGCCTTCGAGCCGGGCGACAGCTCGGGGAAGTAGTCGGACTCCTTCTTGCCCGGCTTGGGCTTCAGCTTGTCGAACTTCTCACCCGGCACGTCCTCCCAACGGCCCCGGCGGTCCTTCGGATGCAGCCACGCCTTCCAGTCGATCTCCTGTAGCGCACACAGCGCCCTGGCGACGCTCTCACGGACTTCCAGCCCATCGAGGAACGCCTCGACCTCACCCGGATCAGCGACGGCCCGGATCGCCTCCTCCAGCGCCATCGCCTGCTTGGCCTGGTACATCGCATCGCCATCCTTGGGCACGATGGCGTTCCAGCTCAGCGGCTTCAGCCAGCAGCCACAGCCCGCGTGGACCGGCGGTGGCATCGTGTCGAGCACGCTCCACGGCCAGTTCTTCCCGGCCATCGCCAGACAGCCTGCCGTGTGCTTGCGGCGCGGCCCCAGCATCCACATCGCGCCCGCCGGGGACTTCTGCTTGACCACATCGTTCTCGACCCGCGCCTTGGCCCGCGCCAGCGAGGCGTCGTGGCGCAGCTTGGTGTAGTGCTTCTCGCGGTTGAGGATGGCCTGGATGCGCTTCTGCTGAGCCTCCGGCGTAGAGAGCTGCCCGGCGGCGTACAGATCACTCTGCGTGCGCTTCAGCGCCTTGCGCTGGAAGGCCCCCTCGTATTCCAGCTCGCGCTCGACAGCAGCACGGATCACCATCGGGTCGGCGTTGGGATAGAGCCTCAGCAGATGCTGAGTCAGCCAGTCGGTGGGCTTGCCGTCGGCCCCGCTGATACTCGGCCAGCGCATCAGCTTGTGCAGGACCTTCAGGATGATCGCGATCTTGACGCCGTGGATGTAGGCGTCGGCGGGAGCAGCAACCGCACCGACAGCGGTACGCGGTGGGAGCGTCACTGCGACGCCGGGAGCGATTGCCCCCTTGACGCTGAGCTGCGCCGCCTTCCCGGCAGCGGCAGCCTTCAGCAGCGTCTTGACGCGGCTGTTGGTGACCTGCTGAGGCTGCTGAGGCTGCTGCTCGGGTGGCTGGTCAGGAACCGCCATGCCCGTTCATGCTGCCGTGCCCGTTGGTGCTGGCCGCTGAGAGCATCTCGTCCACAATCTCGCCGATTTCTACATCCCACAGAGCCATCAGCGCCTCCATGTCCGGGTCCTCAGCGGACTCATACATCTGGCCCTGATTGGCTTGGAACTCGCTGCTCTGGCCCTGGGCACCGTAGGGATTGTTCTGATCTGGCCCTTCGCCTTCCGGCCCGAACGGGTTCGGTCCCTCCGGCAGTAGCGGCGGCGGCGGACCCGCTCCACCCGGCGCTCCACCGCCAGCCATCTGCGCAGCAAGCATCGGATCAACGTAGCCGTCGGGCAGAATCCGCTCGACAGCAGCAGCGGGATCGGCGAGTTCGAGGCCCTGGCCGAGCGCGATCCCGAGCAGAGTTCGGCTGAGCTGAAGGTTCGTGTTGTTGGGGTCGAAAGTGCGAGCAAGGTTCGCGATGGCGGTCACCAGATCCGCCATCTGGCGCTTCAGCGGCGAAGGCATGCTGAACTCGTAGCCGAGGTCGCGCTCGGTGGCCTCCTCATCCTCGGCCTGACCCGAGTACGCCTCGGCGACCTCGGTGGACCCCAGCGACTGAAAGCCCTTCGGCTCCTTCGTAGCATCGCCGGGGTCGGTAATCGTCAGCGGCGGTTCCTGCTGGGCTGGAGAGGGCGTCGGCACCGCATCGCCACCGGGCACGTTCTCCTTGGGCTTCTTGGAGCGCAGCAGCGCCCGTTCCTCGGGAGTCAGCTCGGTGGGCAGTGTCCCCGCATCCACGGCCTTCTTGATCGAGCGGTCGATGAAGGCCCGGAACAGCGACTCGAACAGCTCCTGGGTGGCCTCCACGCGCTTGACGACCGGCAGCTCTAGCGACGCCGCCGTCGCCAGGTTCGCGCTGCTCTGATCCCCGAGGTAATGCTGGGGCCACGTCGCGGCGCTGATCTGCGAGCGGATCATCTGTGCGTCTTGCGTCGCCTGCGCCGCCTGCGTGTTGACGGCGAACGGCTCGGTGGTGACGCCCGCCGATTCGTTGAGGATCGAGCCGGGGCGTGGGCCTGCCTTGATCTCCCCGGCGTAGGGATCGTCTATCGAGGTTGACGCCAGCGTGGACTGTCGCGACAGGTGCTTGGCGGCGATCTTCGCCACCTGGCTGGGGCTGCCCTTGACGGTCCGGCGCATGATGAAGGCTGCCGCCGCCTGTGTGAGATCGACCCTCGCCGCCATGAAATCGTTCAGCGCCGCCAGCCAGCGCACGAGCCGCTTCATCTGCGGGACGCCAAAGACCTGTTCGCTACCCCTGTTGACAGCGATGTGGTAGACGAGGCCCTCGCCGAGCTTCTCCGGCGGACAGGGGTCGTCGTCTGAGAGCAGCTCACCCGTTTCGGAGTCGGTCGCCTGAAGCGCCTGGTAGTAGATGACACGCGGGCGGTTGGGCTGCTGGGCGTTGACCTGTGACTGCATCGACACTCGGTCGTTGTTGTAATCCCACTGGTAATCGCGCCGCCTGGCGATGTAGTACAGAACCCGCAGCCGGTTCTGTGAGTCACGCACCGCATCCTCGACAAGATCGTGATCGAGGATGCCGAGCTTCACCTTGCCGTCGTCGCCGTCCTCGAAGAACAGGATGAACAGGTTCGATTGGAGCATCAAATCGGTGCACAGCGCCGCCTGCGCGGTGAACGTCGTCAGCACCGCCTGGTTGTCAGGGTCGGCCCACGCCTCATCGATGACCTCCTGCACCTTGTCATCGACGGCCTTGGGCTTCGGCACCCCCCGACCGAACACGAACTGGTTCATCAGATCGACATTGGCCCCCGCCACCGGGTCCTGCGCCCAGACCATCCTCGCCTGAGCAGCCATCTTGCGGCGCTCCTGTGGCTTTACCTCGTGCGGTGCACCACCCATGTGATCGAGGACATACCAGCCCAGCATGTCCAGCTCTTTTTGAAGGTTCCGTCTTTCGATGTCACTGGCTTCGAGCAGTTCAAGCGCTTCGGAGTCAACGACCGTCTTGCCGGTGCGCTGCTCGACGGCCTCCTGCAAGCGTCCGATCAGCCCACCTTCACGGGGCACGGTTGGGGTCCACCACCTTCCACCCATCGAGTCTGATCGCCGGAACGCACTGCACGTCGCCGGTCATCGCATCCTCCACGACTGCCTGTCCGCCCTCGGGCAGATCGAGCACGTAGAGCAAGTGCGTGCCGTCGGTGATATAGAGCTGGCTGGCTAGCGGTCGCGTTCGCGTTGCTGTAGCCATGCCTCGCGCTCCTGTGAATCCGCCGCCAGCGCCAGCCCGGCGTCGCGCTCACGATCCTCGGGATGCCCGGCGGTCAGATTGCCCCGGCTGTTCAGCAGCGGCCTGATCCGCCTGGAAGCCAGCAGCGCGTCGCGGTCGGCTCGCCAGCTCGGGCATCGCTGATACCCCGTGGCGCTGAAACAGTAAGCGGCGAGAGTCGTCGGGTCGTGACGGCTGTCGATCAGATCGTGCGTGATCCGGCAGGCGCAGCCGGTGCCGCCTGCAGCCTCGGCGATCAGCGCAGCGGCGGGGCACGGTGGCTGGCGGGGACTGGGAAGAACGATGCGCTCGGCCTGCACGCCCCCACCTTACCGCTGCCCCCGCCGCCTACCTCAAAGCAGATGCGTGATGTCGTAGCCGCGCTCGGCCTCGTCGGCAAGCGCCTCGAAGTCAGCATCGGTGAGGACCCTGCCGGTGCTGGTAACGATCCGGCAGGCGTTGCCGGTCGGATACTCCGGGAGCCGCCACCACGCCTTGCCGCCGAGCTGCATCCACTTGATGTCGGTGATCTCGGTGCCACCGCGCTTGGTCAGCATGTGCCTGATATGCCTCGGGAACTTCAGCGGGCGATCCACCCAGACCATCGGCTGGCCGTCCTGAATCCACACGAGCTTGCCTGCACTCTGCACCTTGCAGCTCGGGTAGCCGGAGTCGCGGACCCCTCGCGGGCGCTCCTCGGGATGCACAGTGTTCTTCATCCGAAGTACACCAGCCCATCGTCGGCTGCCAGCTCGAACGCCTTGCGCCAGGTCTGGTAGAGGTCGTAGAACTCGCCGCTGTTCTGGGCCTGCTCGTCGTGGGCAGCGAACGCCTCGGCCAGCCGTTTGCACGTCTCCGGTCCGAGCACGCCCTCGTTGTCAGCGAAGTTGATCAGCTCGAAGAACGGCCTCTCGGCAAAGTCCGCCGGATGCCTCCAGACCGTCTCAGCGGACACGCCGAGCATCGTCCGGGCCAGCCAGTCGCGCCACTGGTTATAGCCGGTGTAGGAGCCAGCCCGGAAGCCAAGTACCTTGGCTCCCTTGTAATAGCCCGTCTGTAGACCGTTGGCCTGGTGCGGGAAGTCCTTGTTCGGGTAGGTCCAGAGGAAGCCCTCGTCGCACATCTGATCGGGATCGCCCTCGTTGCCGTGATAGGTGGTACGGCTCATCGCCCTAATGTCAAGCCCCACGGGACACCTCCTCGTATTCACGGGCCAGCGCTCCGGTGAAGATGCAGACGGTCGCCTGCGTGTAGCCGGTCGTCACGGTCCGGCCCGTGGGTAGCAGCCAGCCCGCTTCGATCAGCGACTCCACGATCTGCTCGTTCTCGGACCAGCACTTGATGAAGTGCTCGCCCTCGGCCAGTGCGTCGTCGGGCAAGTTCACCGTGATCGTGGCGTAGGGCAGGTTCATCTGATCGAGCAGTTGCAACGCCGTGCGCCCATTCTCGTAGCGCCCGAACATGGGCGACAGCGACTCGCCGTCGTAGTCGAGTTCGATCATCAGAATCCCCTCTTGGCCTTGGCCTCGCGCTGAGCCTTGTACTCGTCCAGCGTGCGCCAGCGCCGCCAGGAGGCCATCGGGATGTCGAGCGGCAGCTCGTGCGCCGCCTTGTTGCCCTTCAGCTTGATGTGCGCGGTCGCCCGGACGTGCGGATGCTCGACCGGCTCGCCGTCGATGTGCTCGTGCAACATGAAGAATGAGAAGGTGCTGACACCCTGCGGATCGAGCCTGCGGACGATCCGGTCAGGAAGCTGGCGGTTGAAGCCCGCTTGCTTGGCATGGTGAATCGCCGCCAGCAGCTCGCGCCAGTCACAGGCCCGGCCCGCTTCGAGCGGGCGCGTCGGCATTCGTTGCGTGGTCATCTCGGTCATTCTCCTGGGTCGGGTTTTGTCTCAGCCTAGCACAGTCCGTGAGCTACCGGACCAGCTCGAACGCCCGGCGCTTGAGGATCAGAGGCTTGCCGTCCGGCCCCTTGATGTAGGGCGCGATCCATATCTGGCGGTAGACCGTCCGCTTGTTGCCCTGGTCGTCGCGCTCGACGTAGGGCTGGTTGCGCCAGTGGCCGGACACCATCCAGCGGTGGTTCCACTCCACCTCGCGCTCCTCGCCCTCGTACTGGCTCGGCTTGGCCCGGCGCAGCGTGAACACGACCACCTCGCGGATGTCCTTCCAGGTGGCGCGTGCTCGCTTCCAGACGGGCCTGGGCACGCGCTCACGGCGAGGCACAGCGATGGTCTGCTGGCACAGGCGGAAGAACACCTTGACGTGGGTGAGCACGTCACGGAGCGACTCATCGTCGTTGAAGGCGTCGTGCATCTCGCCGAAGCGCAGCAGCGTCACGTACTCCATTGCGAGATCGGAGCCGCCGATCCGCATGTCGGGGTAGGTAGAGCGGTCCCCACCAGGATCGCCGTCGGCGCGGTGCGAGTAAAAGGTGAGGATCACGCCACCGATGGGCTGACCCTCGTCTTGCTCGAACCGGATCGCAGGTCCGGTGCCGCCAGTGCTGTCGTGCTCGAACGCGGCGTTCCACTGGATCGCCCGGATCGGCATCTGAAGCCGGTGGGTGTCCTTTAGGAAGATCGGCTTAGAGAAGTAAGCGAAGCCACCGGGGACGATCAGATCGGTGGCGATCAACGGCTCCGGCTGGAACGAGTCCGCTGCCCAGTCGATCAGCTCGGCGAGATCGCCGCTCACGTAGAAGGGGTCGCACGAGGGCAGACCACCTGTCGCGGCCCCCACCAGCGCCTCGGCGGCACCGTCCGGGTGCTCCAGCACACCCTCGCCGTTGTAGGCCCCAGCACGTTCGAGAGCCTTGACGAACCCGTTCAGGTAGTCCCGGCCCTCGACCGTGCCGAAGGAGCGCAGCAGGTCTGTCTGCGCGTCCAGAGCGGTGTCCCAGCCCTCAGAACGGCTGCTCGTCGTCGCCATCGCGGCTGGCCCCCTCGATGAAGTCCGCCGTGGTGACGGGCAGATCGACCGGCGGCGTCGCCGGGCGCTTGACGGCCTTGGGAGTCGTGTCCGGGCCATCCGGGCCGTCGTCGTAGTAGCTCGGGTGCTCGCGGTAGTAGCTCGGCGGGAACATCGTCCAGCCGTTGAACTCGGAAATCGGTACTCGCATGTCAGGCTCCTCGGTCGTTGTGCCTCTCAGTATAGCAGCACCAAGCTCACGTCTTGCGCTTAGCCTTCGAGCACCGAAGTCACGATGTCGCGGGCAGCGACGCCCTGTGGCGCGACCGGGACAATGATCGCCTCGATCACCCGATCCTCGTGGCGGCGGCTGGCAGTGCGGCGGATCGAGTCCGCCTTGCGCTCTGCCGCATCCACGGAGGAAAACGGACCGACGACGGTGCCCCAGCCCATGTCGCCGTCAGGGTCATGGACGAAGATCGCCCACCTCATGCGATACCCCCGTCGGTCGCGATCCGGTAGGTCGTCCCGTCGATGATCACGCGGACGGGCTTGTAGCTGAGGTGGCTGGCCGGATGGCCCAGCGGCGTCAGCGACAGACCACCAGGCGCATTGCTGTGTGCGGCGGCGAGTTTGGTGATCGCCGCGATCTGCGGCCCGCTCAGAAAGACGTTGTTGTGCATGTGTCCACTCCTCGGTCGGTCGCCAGTATTGGCGTGCCGAGATAGTAGCACAAGACGTGAGCTAGTTGTAGTAGTCGGATTCGAGCGTGTAGCTGCCGTCGTCCAGGCCCGCGCTGTACTCGCTGCCCTCGGGATCATGCAGCGCCGAGCGCTCAAAGCCCAGCTCGTCCATCTCCTCCAGGCTGGTGATCTCCTCGTGCCCGATCTGCTGCCTGATCCACCAGCACTCGTTGGCGACCAGCGTCATCCGACTGCCTTACGAGCCGCGTAACGCTCCCGATCCCGCTCGGTCTTGCAGGTCGGGCAGTAGCGCACACCCGACGGCAGCACTCGCCGTAAGTGGCCCTTCTTCTGGCAGCGCTCTAGCACGCCCGCGCCTGGGCGACCAGTATTCGGTAGCGGCGTTCCGCCAGCAGCTTCGACAAATGCGTTCCACGTCCCGAAAAAGCCCTCAACCGTCCCCAGTCGCGGCACTCGCTTGTTGCGGCTTCGTCGGAAGTCCGTTGCTGTTGGCTGTCGTCCTCGTCGTTTCCACTCAGACCGGAAGGCAGCGATACATCGCTCCCGAGTCCACTTCAGCCCTCGTCCATCCCAGCCCCCCATGTCGATCCATAACTCGCGGTGGATCTCCCGCAGCGATTCCGCCACAGTCTGAGCATCAGGAAATCGTGCTCTGTACTCCTTCATGGTCAGCCTGTGGGTCTGCGGATGGCCTTGTAGTGACCTCATCGACATCCCGCAAATACGGCAGATCACGGGATCATCGCCCAGCGGTCGCCCCGGCTCTCGGTAGCCACCTCTTGCAGCCGCCCATCGCCGCTTGTACTCACGCTGCTTACAGAGCGAACACTCCCCACAATCGCACTTTCGTTTAGGAGGCATGCTGTCTCGCATGGTGGCCCCTGATAAACCGCACCGGCTGACCCTTGACGTGCCCCTTCTTCGTGTTCGTCATCTTCGCTATCGGCGCTGGCCGACCGCACCCGCACTCGCACAAACCTTCGCCTGTCGTCCGCTGGCGCTCGTTCTCGACGTGATCCCACGTATCGCCTCGCGTTGCCATCGCCACCGTCGAGATCGCCACACCATATTCGGCTGCGAGCTTCACCTGCGACTCGCCTCGGGCATACCTCTGGCGAATGTCCAGCACAGCTTCGCGGGTCAGCCTGCTCGCCTGCCGCTCTCGGTCGAGCATGTCGGCGGCGTTGTCCTTCTGCGTACCGCCGCGCAGATGCGCCGGGTTGCAACACGGCGGGTTATCGCAGGTGTGTCGCACGGAAGGTGGCCGCTCGCCAGTCGTCAATTCGTAGATCAGCCGGGTAGCTATCCGAGGCTTCTTACCGACCGTGATCTGCCCATAGCCGTGCTTGCGACTAGCGACCCACAGCCAGCACTCGTCTGGACCACGCACATCGACCTTCGCCCACAGCCGCTCAATAATCGTCCGAGTCCATGCCGTAGGAGTCGTGTCCGTTGGACCCCTGGTAGATGCCGTAGGTGCTGTCGTCGCGCCCTGGGGAGTAGTAGTCGGAGTCGGGATCATTGAGCGCAGAACGACGAAAACCCAAGTCCGTCATTTCGTCTATCGACGTAATCTCCTCGTGCCCCACTTGCTGCCTGATCCACCAACATTCTGACGCAACTATACAAAATGTGAGCGCCTGCATGTAGTCGTCGGGACCGTCGTTGCGGTAGAGCACCTTGACCCTGCCCACGTCGTTCTGTTCGAGGCTGCGAACGTTGGCGCACATCTGGCCCACGAAGTCTCGCGGGAGGTCCTGGGGCAGTAGCTCGTGCTGTGCCCTGATCCGCTCGACAGCGGCGTCGATGGCCTCGGTCCGGCGCACACTGACCCGGCGCTGCTCGTCGTCTACCGCGAGCACGTCCTTCTGCGCCTCACCCGCGTAGTTGACGATGTAGACGCGCCCGGCGAAGCGCTCGGCGAACGCCCGAGCGAGACGGCCCTCGGGCAGATGGTCGATGGTCGCCATATGCACAGCGAAGCGGTCCATCAGCCGGGCCAGCTCATCGAAGCTATCGGCCAGCCCGACGTGCAGCGTGCGTCCCTGCGTCTCTGAGAGCTGCTCGCTGATCCAGACGTTGAGCGCCCTGGTGGATGCCACGTCCACGCCCATCAGCACCGGGTTCTTGCCGTGGAAGGCTTCGAGCTGGAAGTAGTCGCGCTGGCAAGCGGCGATCATCGCCGGAGTCAGCCGGGCACCGCCTTCCTCCCACGGCTCGCCGAGGTCGCGGTTGTGAAACACCTGGCGGCGGTAGATCGTCTGGTCTTTCGAGGCTTCGATCAGATCCGGCAGCGCCCGCTCGGTCGGCAACAGCAGCTTGGTGATGTGGTAGCCGCGCACGTCCCGGTCCGGGTAGGTGGCGACCCATTCGCCCTCGGCAACACTGGGCAGCTCTTTATGGCAGCGGCGACATACGTATATGGCTCTGTCGAGGTCCACGTTCTCGGCCCAGGTAAGCGGCTGGCGCTCGCCGCAGTGCTCGCAGCGGACGTGCCAGCGGCGCTGGTCGCTCTTGAGAAACTGCTTGTGGATGCCGTAGCCGGTGACGGTCGGGAAGCCCACGCGCCGGATCAGCCCGAGCGAGTCCTGCCCGCCGACGCGACGCTCGGCGACGGGGATGTTCTGCTGCACCAGCAGATCGTGCTCGTCCAGGCACAGGCAGTCGGCGTCGATGGATTCGAGCGTGCTGGCCGGGTGTGATCCCCGGAAGTAGATGATCCCCCGGCCCACCGAGCGCAGGAACACGTTCTGAACCTCTCGGGCCGGTACCCGGGTGCGCAGATAGGGACCGTCGAGCAGCGGCCTGACGCGGGCGATGGAGAAGTCGGCGAGTTGCCTGGCCCTCGGGAACACGTAGACGACCCTGGCTCCAGCGGTGTCGGCCCACGCCAGCGCCCAGCGCACGAGCCAGGCGCTGATCCCGAGCTGAGTGGCTTTCATCACGACGACTTCGCGATCATCGAAGCCCTGCTCGTACAGCTCCTTCTGGAACGGCCAGCGCTGGAAGTTCAGCGGCCCGCGTGGCTCGGGCACCTTCAGCGCCCAATCCAGGAACCCGCGCTGGCGCTGTGCGTCGGTTGCCAGGTCGGATTCGAGCGCATCCAGGAAGGCCGTCATCACGGTCAGACCGGTGCCGGTCGGCGGCTCGATCCGTAGCGCCATTACGCCAGCTCTGCCGATCCTCGCCGGTCGAGTTCCTCCAGGTGCCGCGCACAGTAGCTCTCTCGCGGCTCAGGAGCCTCGAAACAGTCCTGGACAGCGCACATCCTGGGACCGCGCCTGGAAGTCCTCTCAGGCGATTTCAGACGCGCTCTGGCCCCACTCGTGATCTCCGCTCGCATCGCCGCGAACAGATCGCGATGCGCGGCGCAGAAGCGACTATCCTCGATCTGTTCCGCTTGGCAATACGGACTTCGACACTTCACCCTGACGCCCCCAGCCCACACAGTCTGCCCCTATCCCGGTCACCCCAGTCCCAACCGCGCCGACTACCCATCACCGTTCGCTCCGCTGGGCAGAGCCGCCGCCTCAGTCTTGAGCGCCTCCAAGATCGCTTGCTTCAGCTCCACCGATGCACCCTGTTCATTCAAGGTCGTGACCAGCTTCACCGCCAGACTTTGAACGTCTAGCTGCACCCGGAGAACCCCGAGATCATGAGGCAAGATCCCGCACGCTTGAAGTAGCTCGGCGGTACGGGTCAACGTGCCAACCTGAGCGTTGATCGCCGCGATCTTGGTGGCATCGACCACAGAGGAGTCGGCGACCTCGGCAAGCTGCTCGACCCAGCTCTCCAGCCGGTCGAGCATCGAGTGGACGATGGCGAGCGGATCACGGCCCTGGTAGGTGCTCTTGTTCTCCTCGCGCCATTGCTCAAAGACCCGCTGGCAGGTGATCGGCTGGAGGCCATGCTTCTCGGCGATGTAGGGCCAGCTCTGACCCCGTAGGCGGTCGCGGATAAGCTCCATGTTGCGGGCCTCGCGCTCGGAGTCGGTGAGGCCGGGCTTGCGCCCGCGCTTGCGTTCCTGCTCGTCGGCCTTGTCCTCTATCGAGCGCTTCTCGCCCTCGTCCATTGCGCGGATCGTATCGCCGTGTCAGAAACTCACTGTCCAGCACGACTACAGAGGCATGACCTACCTACAGAAGTTCCCCGAGATCCCCGAGCAGCCGACCCGTCCGACGATTCTGCTGATGCTCACCTACGACCAGGCGACCGCGATTCGCGACGCGGTGACCTGCTTCGGGATGGCCGTGGACGGCCTCACCGACGAGATTCGCGAGACGTACTCCAAGTCAGACGGCCCGGACATGGGTGCCGCGAACTCGCTGGCGGACGACAGCGTGCGGCTGGCCTACGAGGTCCACCACATGATCGACCAGCAGCAGGCTCCCTACGTCAAGCGGTTCTCGGAGTGGTGGGCGCAGGTGCGCCACCGCTACGAGCGCTGACGGCCCTGCTTGGACGCGAGCCAGTCGTCGCGCTCGGCGCGGCGCTCGGCGTCTCTGTCCTTCTCGCCGCCCAACTCGACCCCCAGCCCGCAGCGCAGGCACAGGCCACGCGGGGCATCGTGCCCATGCTGCTCGCACGTTGCCATCGCGGCCTGGGCCTGCGGCGTCCCAGCCTCGCGCTGGGCGATGTAGAAACTGAGCGAGACGTACTGGTCGATGGCGTATTCGTCATAGGGGCGCAGATCGGCGATCTTGGCCCGCAGCTCCGCTATCGAGTCGGGCGGGTCCGGCTCCGGCTCGCTCGGCTCGCGCCCTTCGATGCGCTCCCGCGCCTCACGGTAGCGCTCAATCGCGCCCTCGTCGGGCACTAGAAGGGTTCGACCGGCTCGGTCTTGATCCGCGTCACCGTCTCCTGGCGCGTGCGAACGGCCTGCTGCCAGGAGCGCACCGGCACCGGACGCCAGACGCCCTCGTTATCCCCGGCGATCTGCTGCACCACGCTCGTGCGCGTGCCTGCGGCACTACCAGCCTCGACCCAGGCGACCAGCACCTGATCCGTATCGGGGTCCTTCAGCTCGCGCTGTTCGAGCACCACGTAGTCGGTGGCGCGGTCGGCCTTGACGATGACTTCCTCAGTGGTCATTCACACCGGCTCTCTCTCGCGGTTACGTCTGTTGGCCTCGACCCACGGACGCATCTTCTCGATGTCCCGGCGATACCAGACCGGCGTGGCATCGAGCCTCGCGGCAGTCGGTGGCATCACGCCTCGCTTGATCCAGCGCCCAATACGCGGTCGCTCCACGCCGAGCACCTTGGACACCTCACTGGTGCCGAGGATGTCGAGTTGGCGCACCGCCTTGGGCTGCTTAGGTCGGGCAGCGGATTCGTTTCGGGTGGGCTGCGTCTCGTTCATTTCAGGCAGCATAACACATGATGTGTTCTCCATTCAGACCACCCGCTCGACCACGATGACGCTGCGTCCGCCCGCGCCTACCTCGTGCCCGTGGCCGACGGCGAAG